AAGAAATCTGATGTATTGCATAAAGACCCACAAGGCCATTATACATGGACAAATTGTGAGGCAGCACGTTGGATGAAAAATACTTATGAAGAATGTAAGCGAATCTCTGATGAGGGAGGAGATTATTATGTAGCTTACAACGAATTGCTCAAGGCCGAGAAACTCAAATTATCGAAAGAGTTTAAGGGCAGAACATTTTGTTCTCAAGATATGCATGGAGTTCTTATGGAACGAAGAAATCTTGGAATGATTAGTGTTCGAGCAATGCGTGATGATCGTAATTGCGGCGTTGGTACAGATGCATTAACTGATTTCAATAAAGTTCATGCGTATCTCGCTAAGTACAGAAACATTTGGGCTGGTGATTATTCAAATTATGACCGCTCAATTCCTGCTTTTGTATTTGAGCATATCCGTGATATGCTTTGCAAGATTAACCCTCATATGGCAAACCAGATAAGGAGTAGCTTCAATGCTATTATTTATCGTGTAGTTTTTAGTGGTTATACATTAACCCAAAATTACGGTGGTATGCCATCTGGGTGTACGCTCACAGCGCCACTTAACAGCTTGGCGAATGACTATCTTATGTTCTTGTCGTATGCTTTAATTAGTATGGAAAAGGATTTAGAATGGTCATGGGAGTTATATGACGAAGGTGTCCATAGAATTTTCTATGGAGATGATGTCTTGCTCTCTGTGAATGAAGAAATTTCAAAAATCTTCACGCGTGCAAACGTCTCTCGCATATTAAAGGAGAGATGTGGAATGTCACTTGATTCGTCTTCAAAAGATGGAACAGTTGCGACATTTGATACTTGGGAAACAGCTAGTTGGATTTCTAGGTATTTCCGAAAGATTGATAAATATCCTTTCTATGTTGGTGCTTTGAAAAAGATCAGCATAAATGCATATTTTCATTATGTGACAGAGAATTCTCTGAATCACTATTTAGATTTAATGGAAGTAGCGCAGATCGAAGCAGCAATGTGGGACGAAGAATACTTTAATCAAGTCCAAGAAGCTATCAAAATAGTAGCTCGGCAAGTCCGTGGATTTGAGGATAAGTTTATCTTCAAGGATAGAAAAGAGATACAATTCGATGTCTTTCAGTCATCGTTATCAAAGTATCTCGTCAGTCATTCGGCTTAGTAATGACTTCGCGGGGTTATAAATAAACTTCTAGAGAGCCTACGCTAGGTATCAGATTACTGATTAAAAGTTTATTTCGTGTTTAAAGTTTTCAAGTTAATTTATTTGAAGATTTTAAGTTTGTTTCAAAATCCCATAACGAGCCTATTCGAGGTAGCAATTTAATTGTTTATTGGGTAAAAACAGGAATAATCATGTCATATCAATCGAAATTACATGAATTATACCAATGCGGAAGAACAAGCGAACTTCGCACTGAGTTCGTGTTACTACCTGATAATGGGTGGTATGCTCAAGTGCAAACCGAGTTGTACACTCGGGGTGAAGCTATAACTATTGTTAAACCAGCAATTAGCGACACCAAAAAGAGTGCAAGAGAATTAGCTTGTAAATTTATTTATGAGTTTATTCTTGAGCACAAGGAACACAGAGCACACTGTTTGAAGAAATTTCATCGAGAGATGAATGTTTCAGCCGGTGCAGTTAACAAAGTGCCTCAAGCACAAATGTTGCAAACTGATGTTACTGTAGTTGCAGATAGTGGAATAATGACCAATACATTCGCACCAACACCTGCGAGATTGGCTAATTCTTCATCTTTAACTCTAGATAACATTGCTGGATCTGGAGCCCCATTTGATAAACGAACAGCTTGTTATCAAGTTTACCAACGATGGGAAGAGTTGAATACTACAATCAATCCAACTCTTGCTTCAGGATCTGAGTTCCTACGTATATCTCTTAACCCAAATATGTATCCACGTTATTTAAAGGAATATGTATTATTTCATAAGTCAGGACTATTAGAATTAGATATAGTAGTAGTGATAGGAGGAGCAGCTGGAAATGTCGGTTGGTTCCAACTTGGATGGGTGAGAGATGCATCACCAGGGTTGAAATATACTTTGGATGATTTACAACAAGTCTCATCACAGATGAACAACATGAACGGAACACAAGAATTGAAATTTGTTCTTTCTGATGCACGTAGAGTAGGAATGTATCGAGATCTTACACTGGATGATAATTCTGAACCTTATCCGGGTATTATTGGATTAATCGATTATCCTGTACTTAATGTGCAAAGGAATGATGCAGTTTCATTTCCAGTTCGTGTTTATGTTCGTTTTGGACCAAGAACGATTCTTACAGAACCGTTTCTTCATCCAGTGCTGACAAATTCATCTGCTTTCCTTGATATAGGAGACTATATTAATGAGACAAGAGGTGACTTGATAGTTGTTTCATCATACACACCATTACCGCTTGATCAACAACATGAATATCCATCATTCGATTATCTTAATACTTCATTTACAGATACAAAGAATCCAAATATTGATAATGTCGGTGGTTTCTACCAACCAAATTCTGATGCAAATGGAGTTTGGGTATGGACTGCTGAAGAAAATTTGGATCAATATCCAAAAATAGAAGAAGATGCAAATTCATGGTTGACTAAAGAATTTGTAGTAGAAAAGACAATGGAACTTGAAAATTCATTAATCCCTTCTGTAGTAAGATTAATTATAGGTAAATCACATAATCCTGTTAGTGAGGTGTATAGTAATAAAGTAGAAGGTACTGTTTATACAGTATCGAAAGGATCATTTAGAATTAATGGATTTACATATGATGCTTCTCAATTGATTGTCACACCAGACGCTATACACATAGATATGAAACTTAGATTTAAAACTATAGCAGTTACGGATCAAGAATTAATAGATAAGAAAATTACAAAATTAAATATTGCTTGTGGTGTCTCACTAGCATTACCCGCAGTAAATTTTATTATTAATACAGATTCTAGTACTACTAAAACTAAAGCTTTTAAATTCAATAATGGAAAGTTCTTGGAGTCAGAAGATAATGTTCCATATACGGCTAATTCTAATTATGCAGTAGGTGGTTTCAAACCATTACTCGTTGAAGAAGATTTTACAACTTTAGAACCACTTGAAGGATTTGTGGCTACTGGAAATAGTTGGCCCGCAGAAAGAATCACGAGAGGTTATAAAGTTTTGGAATTTGCTGTTAGTGGAACTGCAACTACTCAATCGCAAGATACTTATGCATGTATCATTAGACCAAATGGAATGAAAATCGTATATGATAAATTGGATGCAATTGCAAAAAGATTGAATACTTCAGTGATAAAGGGTTCGCTCGTTATCGATAGCCAAAAGTATGGTGATATCTTTTACAAAGAACGCAATTTTATTGTTCGCTCAGATTCTTACAAGAGACTCCTCAGTTCTGTCAATTTTGTCTCTGCTTCAATCATTAATATGGTTGCTGTTACCGATGGAATTGAGCTCTCTGTATTCAATGTAGCTGATTGGCAAAATTGGGTTGTGAATCCACCGAGTGTTAAAGCTCGGCCACGAACTCGAAGGCCAATGGCTAATTTGAAAATGTTCCATAAAGAAGCATGGCTTGCACTTGCAGGCGGAGCTTTAGCGGGCATTGGATCAGGTATGAGTGCTGCTCTTGAATATCAAAAATTTCAACAACAACAGGAATTGAGTATTC